GGCACAAGAAGGAAGTTTGCCTGCAGATCATCCATACAAAAGCAGTGCGCCAGCAACGGATGTTTTAAGCACTGATACTTCTACAAAAGTTACACTTGACGGTAGCAACATTGATAGAATAGCACTATGGAAGAATCACAGGGCCACGTCAGGTAACATGGCTTTCAACACCTACAACAAAGACGTGAATGATCGTCCAACAAATGGTTTAATGTATCCTCGTGTAAGAACACGTAGGCATGGATAAGGATAAGAAATGGAAAAAGAATATATTGTAACACTTAAAAAAGGTATAGATCCAAATGCTTTTAGGCAAGATATGATTGCTGATAACATGCTACCTTATGTGCCGAACAAGGCAGTTACAGTTGCTAATGAAAGACCAGGATCAACACGTAACACACATTATTTACTAACTGACCAAGAAGCAGTTGAATTACAAAATGATAGTAGAGTAGAAGCAGTTGAACTAAGACCAGACTTGCGTGACGATATTGGTATTGAAAGATTTGCAACACAAGTAGGAAATTTTAATAAGTCAACAGCATCCAGCGGAGACAATATTAACTGGGGTTTACGTAGAATGAGTGCGTTATCAAATCCTTATAACTCAAGTGGAGTAGTTGTTGGAGGATACACACATACACTTACAGGTACAGGTGTTGACTTTATTATACAAGATAGCGGTATACAATCAGACCATCCTGAATTCCAAGATTCTTTTAATACTAGTCGAGTACAAGAAATTGATTGGTACCAAGCACAGTCAGTAGTAAGTGGAACATTACCCGCAGGATTTTATACAGACTATGATGGTCATGGTACTCACTGTGCAGGTATTGCCGCAGGTAAAACATACGGCTGGGCTAAAAATTCAAGAATATATTCTATAAAGATTGCAGGCTTAGAAGGATCTTCAGATCCAAATAATGGAATGCCAATAAGTGATATTTTTGATGTTGTTAAAGAATGGCACAAAGCAAAAACTCCAGATGTATTAACAGGACAAAAACGTCCTACAGTAATAAACATGAGTTGGGGATACTTTAGTAGATATCTATACATTAATGGTGGTAACTATAGAGGTGCATCTTGGACTGGAAATTCTAAAAATACCGCATACGGTATGACAGGTGCATTTGATGGCACAGGTTATAGACATGGTGTTAGGATTGCATCAGTTGATGCCGATGTAGAAGAATTAATTGAAGCAGGAGTACATGTTGTTATTGCCGCAGGCAACAACTATCATAAAATTGCAACATCAACTGATCCAGATTATAACAATTATTATACAACAAGTTTTGGACAAACAAAATACTATCATAGAGGATCATCACCTTATAGTACAAATGCACTTATGGTAGGTAATATTGACAGTGCATTAGATGCAGACGGTAATGAACAAGTAGCACAAAGTTCTGAAAAAGGTCCAGGTGTCGATGTATATGCACCGGGAACAAATATTTTTAGTGCAACAAGTACAACAAATAGATTCACAGATGCACAATACAATGACACATCATTTAGAATAACAAACATAAGCGGAACATCTATGGCGGCTCCACAAATTGCAGGACTAATTGCAACCTATGGAGAAATACAACCTAGTTCAACTACTGCACAAGCAAAAGCATGGATAACATCTAGTGCTAAAACACAGTTAGATGAAAATGGTAATACTGGAACAGATTACACAAACTACAGAAGTTTAATGGGCGGCACAAATGCATATGCACACCAACCATATAACGAGGCAAACGTATTAACTATTGCAGGCGATGAAACTATTATTGCTGATGCTGGTGCTCAAGAAGCAACTTATGCACTAACAGCAAGTGCTTCAAGTGTAGATGAAGGTGGAAGTTTTACAGTTACATTAACTACAACTGGTCTTGTTAACGGAACTATTGTTCCTTATTTAATTACAGGAGTCGAAAGTGCAGACATTGCAGATGCAAGTTTATCTGGATCATTCATTATAGGAACTAATCAAGTACTAACCTTTACTGCAACAGAAGATAATGTGTTTGATGACGGTAATGAAACATTCAGATTAGCACTTGTTGATATTGAGAATAAATTTGTTACTGTCACTTTAGTAGACACAAGTAAACCTGATGCTGAATACGCTCTTACAACTTCAAGAGATAGTGTTGGAGAAGGCGAAACATTTACAATTACACTTACTCCATCAAATGTTTTAACAGGTACAAGTGTACCTTATACAATTAGTGGTGTATCTAGTGCAGATATTAGTGATGCAGATCTAACAGGTACTCTTACTGTAGGTAGCGATACTACACGTACATACGTTGTTACAGCAGACGGATTACTTGAAGGTACAGAAACATTTAATTTTGCGGCGGCTGGACAAGACATTGATGTACAAATTAATGACACAAGTAATTCACCTATTACATATAATCTTGTTGCAAGTGCAAGTCAAGTAAACGAAGGTGATGATTTTTATATTGATCTAGTTGTAGAGAATGGAGTACCAGGAGTACAACTTCCATATGCAATAACAGGAATTAGTGCTACTGATCTCAGCACAGGATCAATTGCAGGAAATTTTGTTGTAGGTAGTGTTACAAGAATAAACTTTACAGTGGCAGAAGATTTTACAACAGAAGGCAGTGAAACTCTTACTATGTCACTTACATCTGTTGACAACGTAAGCACAACAGTAACAATAATTGATACAAGTACAACACTAGTAGCCGGTGATGAAATTGCAACTACAGCAGGATCTGGATCATTTTTAATTCCAGCAGATGTTACTAGCGTAAGTATTCTAGCAGTTGGTGCTGGTGCTGGTTCAGGAACAACGGCCGCGCTTGGTGCTGGACAAGTAACTGGTGGCGGTGGCGCAGGTGCAGTTGGTATTATTAATAACCTTTCAGTAACTCCAGGACAATCTATTACTTATAATGTTGGTGCAAAAGGAACAGGTAACAACAACGGTGGCGATACTACAATTACATACGCCGGAACTACTTATGTAGCAGGCGGCGGACAAACAAGTACAGCAGTTTCAATTAACAGTATAAGTCCTTACCAAAGAAAACTAGGCGGCGCAGGTGGAACAACAACTGGTGCATTTACAATCAGTAAAGCAGGTGGCGCAGGTGGTGACTCAATGAGATTTCAACTAGGTTCAGCGATTGTTGGAGGCGGTGGCGGCGGTGCTGGTGCTGGCTCGGTCGGCGGTAACGGAACTCCATATAACGTTGTACTAGATCCTAGTAACGCCCAAACATCACCATACAACTGGACTAGCACTACTACAGGAAATGTACGTAGTGATAATATAACTTACTCAGGTGGTATAAGAGTTACACTAGATGTTATAAGTGGAGGCTCTAATGATTATGATGACGAGTATGCTTATGTACTAGGACAAAAAATTAAAACAGTATTAGCACAATCAGGGTCTTGGACAAATGCTGGAGTTGACTATGATGCATATTATGTATTAGTACGCAATGGCACTGGTACACCTAAGTATGTTTATAAAAGTTTAGGTAAAGATTTTGGATCTCAAGCAACCATTGTGTTGTCAGGATCTAATGCACAATATACATTCGGCGGAGTTGAAAATGGTGCAAGTGCAATTGAAACAACAACAACTTACGGCAGTGGAACATTTATAAGAAGTGGAAGTTACACAGCAGATGAACCAGTTACTATAATTGAATTTAGAGGCGGTGTTGCAACAGGTGCTACAGACTTAAACACAACAAAATTAGCAGAAGTAATTTTACATGCTGAAGGCAATGATACAGTTTTTCCAACATTAACTGGAGGCACAGGTGGCGGACATGGTTATGTTGCTAACTGGCAAAGTGGTACTGGTATTACTTACGGAGCAAGAGGTGGCGGTACAACACTTACAAAAGAACTTACAGGTCTACGTGGAGGATTTGCGTCCACAACAGTTCCAACATTAACAATAAGCGGTGCAGGAAATGTAACCACAGGTGTTGCCGGTGAGGCAGGAAATAATGTTGATACTGTAACTCCTGCAACAGCAAGTTATGAAGTTGGCGCAGGTGCAGGCGGAGTGCTTGTAATGGGTCTTGCAACTTCTGGTAGTACAACTAGAGCAGAGTCAGGACAAGACGGTGGAATATGGATTAGATATCCAGGCAGTAGAGATAAATTTGAAGCGCCTCAATTAACACTTTCGTCTAATAAAACTAATGCTAACGAAGGCAGTACATTTACAGTAGCAGTAACTAATAATCTTAGTACAACAGTTCCGCAAGTGTTATTCCCTTATGAAGTTACAGGCATAGGAACAGCAGATATTGACATGGCTGGATTAGTTACAACCTACGGAAATATTAGAGGTACACTTACACAGGTTGCAAATAGTAAAACTTTTACAGTTACAGCAGATGATACGTTTGATGGTACTGAAACTTTTAATCTTAAACTAATTGAAGACCTAACAAAAACTACACAAGTTAATGAAAACTTTTATCTACCATACATGACTGACAATGCTGAGAGCATTGATGTAACAATTAACGATACAAGTGATGGCACTCAAGAAACACTTGCTGGCGCAGTTACTAACAGTGGCGCAAGTGGATATGTTTGGAATTCAGGAAGTGATAGAAATGGAACAATTAGTGGATTAAATCCTCCGTTGGTATTTGATAGAAATGATACTATTTCTTGGACAATTAATGCAAGCGGACATCCGTTTTATATTAAAGATGTAAAAGGTAATGGAACACAAAATCAAACAAATGCAGTTGCAAATCAAGGTACAACTAATGCAATAGTAAGTTATACTCCTACAGTAGGTGGACGTAAGTATTATCAATGTAGTATACACACTGATATGAATGGTGAAATTTATATTGCAGATAAGCATTGGGCAACTACACATTACGGACCTACTGCTTCACGTTCAGATAATACAACGTTCCAATTTGTTGCACATGCAGGTAGTGCTTCTTCAGTTGTTATTGAACAACTTGATAGTGGCAACAATAAAACTTGTGCATTAATTAAGTACACTGACAGGGGATCTCCAATTTGGAGACGTACATTTACACAAAACTATATCTTAACAAGTGCGATTGTTGACAGCAGTGAAAACATTTATACAGGGTACAGTGGATCATGGAACTGGGAAACTAATGTACCAAGTGTTGATTATCCTAGTGATGCTTATATTACAAAATTAGATGCATCAGGAACAGTGTTATGGCAACGCAGTTATCAGGACAGTGACGGTAATGCTTTAGGTATTAAGGAAATGGCATTTACAAGTGATGGTAATATTGTTGTAGTAGGTGCAAACTATTTGCAAAACTTGAATAGTGGCATGTGGATGATGAAAGTAGATATAACAAACGGTGACGTATTGACTGTTAGAAAAGTATCTCCGAGTGATAAATTAAGTGTTGCACACGATGTTGCTGTAGACAGTACAGGTAACATATATGTTACAGGATCTGAATTAAAAAGTGATGGTACTGAAAAAACAGTATTTGTTCGTAAATTTAATAGTTCTTTAACATTACAATATGCTAAGTTCTTTTATGTAGTGGCCGCAACAGGTACAGGGTTTGAACCAGCAGGTATTACAATTGATCAAAACGACAATCCAATAGTTGGTCTTGGTTATGTAGATACTCCAGATTCTGGTTATGAACAATCACACATTCTTAAACTAAACGCACTTACTGGTGACATTACAACTGATTGGGTATTAAATGACATCGGTGAACAAAGTATTACACAAGACTATAGAGTAACAAAACCAAAATTAAGAGATGTTGAGTTTGATACAAGAAATAATAAAATTTTTGCAGTTGGTGAACAAAACTTAGATAGTACTAATACTAACAAACGCGGTATGGTTATATCATTCAGTGAAGACCTTAGTAATGCTAAGTTTAGAAATTTACATACAAATGCTAGTTCTAATTTAAACGTAGGACTTTATAAATGTAGTTTAGATAATACATTAAATCCAAATAATAGATTATGGGTAAGTGGTTACGGAATATCTAGTACACAAACAAGTTTAGGTAGAGTTGGCGGAGTAATTGCTAGTGTTCCAATAAATCAAGCAGATGGTACGGGTACATTAACTGTTGAGGATTGGACATATGAAATACATGGCAGTGTTAGTATAGATTCAAATTCTCCAATTTCAGTTCATACTACAGGCGGAACAGTAGATGATACGTTAGCAACAGCAGGCGGATTAGTAAACGGTACTACAAGCACATCAGTATCAGGATTTGTAGAATATAAAATGGTACTAGATACAAGTCTACAAGTAGAACCAGAAATATCTTTACCAACATATTCATTATCCTCAAGTCAGTCAACAGTAGATGAAGGTGGAAGTTTCACAATTACTCTAGACACAACAAATGTAGCAAATGGTGCCAATGTAGCATACACTATTACTGGTGTATCAAGTGCAGATATTGGCGGAGTAAGTTTAACTGGTACATTTACAATTCTTAACAATAGTGCAACTATTACTATTAATGTTACTGAAGATAATTTAACAGATTAAGGAATTTTAAAATGGCAAACGAAACCCTTACACTTACATTAGACGGCACTGCTATTTCAACTGATGTAACTATAAACGATACTAGTCAATCAACATCCGGCGAAGCAGTTTTTAGTTCAGTTACACAAAGCGGTGATAGTCCACAAACATGGACTGTTCCTACAGGAATAACATCTGTATCTATACAAGCAATAAGCGGTGGCGGAGGTGGAGCACCAGGACGTTATTCATATGGATCCGGAGGCGGTGGCGGAGGTGGTAGTTACATTTCTGTTATTGACTTAGCAGTTACGCCGGGAGAAATTTTTAGTTTTACTATAGGAAAAGCAGGCGGTGGCGGTACTATGAGTACAAACTCACCTTTTGAAACCATAAACAGTCCACAGAGTTACTATCCACAAGGAAGCCACGAAACAGCCTCTACCAATGGAGGAGATACTATTATATGGTATAGCGGTGATCCTAACTATTCTGGTACAAGCGGTCCTGCTATTTTATCGGCCTTTGGTGGCAAGGGAAGTGGATTAAGCAATACTGGTGGAGCAGGAGGATTAGTATCGACATCAACGTGGGCTAATAACAATACTACAAGTATAGCCGCAAATGCAGGCAAGGCTGGACGCGATGCCGAAAATCGAGGCAGTTTATACTTAGTAAAAGCAGGCGGTGGTGGCGGTACATCAAACGCAGGTAATGGCGGCATGGGCAATGGAGAGTTTCACAGAAGTACTGGAGGATATAATTATCATAAAAAGGCTAACGGAGGCAACGGTGGTAGTAGCCATTTATATGGAGGCGCAAATACAGGAAGTCAAGGTGCTGATGCACCTGCTCTAGGAACAGGTCCTTATAATTACCTACTAGCAGGATCCGGAGGCAACGGTGGTACAGCAACAGGTAGTGCATATGGCGGTGGTGGCGGAGGTGGCGCTGGCGGAAGAATTAGAGCCCAAACTATAATTTCAGGCAGTTATTCATATACATATTACTGGTTCTTAGGTCAGAATGGTAGCAATGGTACACAAGGTGCAATACGTATCTTCTATGGTAGTTAATAATAAATACAGTATAAGGAAAAGATTATGACAATACAAAACATTAACATTGGTAATATTGCTAACGATGGCACAGGTGATGATTTAAGAGAAGCATTTCGTAAAGTAAACGAAAACTTTGATGAATTAGATTTACGTCAACCAGAAGCAACAACAGCCGCTGGTATAGGAACAGGTGTTGCTGTATTTGCAGGCAAAGTTGGTGATCAATTAACATTTAAAAACCTCACAGCAGGTACAGGAATGTCTGTTGCCGCAGTTGCAGGAAACGACATACAAATTAGCACAGATCTACAGGGCATGTTAGTAGTTACTGACGGTGGTAGTATGAATGTCGACGATGGCGAAACATTACGTATTATAGGTGGCGCAGGTATTACAACTAACTTAACTGGCAATACATTAACTATTACAGACACATCGAGTCAAGGTAGTGAAGTTTTTAGTACTCAATTAGAATTTGGCGATATTGTTCCAAATATTACAAGTCATGCACAATACATGCAACTTGCGTTTGACGTTGATTATGGTACTATAACATCTTCAGGTTTATACAGCAGTGATATGGGGACACTTTAAACTATGTCAAATTGGACACAATCATCGGGTACCGTACTCGTTACCACTAACGAAGAAGAAACTATTTCTTTAGGATTACCTCTTGTAGCCAGTCCAGACAGTTTAGAAATTATTGCAGGTAGTTTACCTCCAGGGCTAAGAATATATCAAAATAATATTATCGGCACACCACTTCAAGTTGAAAGAACTACAACATTTAGATTTGTATTACGTTCTACATTAAGTAATGATGTTGAAGATAGAACTTATAAAATAGTAGTAAGTGGTGCAGATGAACCAGTTTGGAAAACTAAAGAAGGTAGACTTCCGATTGGTAATAGTCCTGTAAACAATCGATACTTTATATTAGACAATGAAATTATTGATTTTCAATTAGTAGCAACTGATGTTGATTTGCCAGAAGGAAAAAGTTTAGAATTTTGGATAGATAAAGGTGACGGAATATTACCTCCAGGCATCAGTATGTCAAAAACAGGAAAGATATCAGGAGTAGTTGAACCATTACTTGCATTAGATAAAAAATCTAAAGTCGGCGAGTATGATACTGGTAACTACGATATGTACTTGCATGATTTTAGTAATAAAAGTACGTTGTTTTTTCAAGGACAACTTTTATCTAATTATGTTTACAATCCTCCAAAAAAACTAAACAGATACTACGAATTTAAAGTTAGTGTAAGTGATGGTATTGACGTTGTAAAAAGAAACTTTATTATCTACGTAGTTGGTGAAGATTTCTTACGTGCAGACAATGTTGTTGTACAAGTTGCAACAGGTGTGTTTACAGCAGATAACACATATATTAGAACTCCGGTTTGGATTACTCCGAAAGATTTTGGATTTCGTCGAGCAAACAACTATATTACATTATTCTTAGAAGTTCTAAAAAACGAAAACCAACAAGGTGCAATAAGATATAAATTAATGCCACTTAATGATGACAGTACAAACAGTGTGATTCCAGACGGAATGACCTTAGATATTAATACTGGTGAAATAGCAGGCAGAGTTGCATACCAACCAATTATAACAAAAGAATATAAATTTACAGTTAGAGCAGAATTAGTTCTTAGTGATAATAATATCTTAAGTGTAGCAACATTTAAAGATAAAACTTTTACAGTAACTTTACTAGGACAAGTAGATAGTACTATTGCTTGGACAAGTGATACAAAACTAGGATCAATACCGGCTAATCAAATTAGTGTGTTTAAAGTACAAGGCACTACAACAGTACCTGATGCTCCTTTATATTATACGCTAAGTAGCGGACGTTTGCCACCAGGACTTACACTACAATACAATGGTGAAATTACAGGTACTGTTGTACAATTTGGTGATAGTGAAAAAGATGGATTAACATTTTTTGACAATGACGACATGACATTTGATAACGATACTACAAGTATTGATAGAACATATACATTTACAGTTGAAGCAAAAGATAGATTTGGATTTAGTGCAACAACTAAGAAATTTACTATTAATGTAATAGACGATGATGATAGACAGTATAGTAACTTGTTTATGAAGCCTTTCCTAAAAGAAAATAAACGATCAGCATATCAAGAGTTTATCAGTAATCCTGCAAACTTTCCACCGACAAGCATTTATAGACCAAATGATCCAAACTTTGGGATTCAACGTGATGTCAAAATATTAGCATACGCAGGAATTGAAACTAAAACTATAGACGAGTTTTCAATAGCAAGTCAAAAGTGGCATAGAAAGCGTAGATTTAATATTGGTTCTTTAAAAAGTGCAGTAGCCAAAACTCCAGGTACACAAAATGTTGTATACGAAGTTATATATGTAGAACTTATCGATCCTGCAAAAGCCAAAACAGGTGAAACAAAAAAGTCATTTGTACAACAAGGTTCAATGCAATTAAAAGCAGACTTGGCGCAACGAAGTAATCATAAACAAGGAACTCCAACATTACTTGATGGATCTAGTGTTAATAGAAACACTGAACAGTACAAATTTATGACTGACGATACACAGTTAGACTTGGGCGATACTGTAAACACAGTAGCAACAAATGAAACATTAACTGCTACAGCAAACACAGATACTGATCCTTTTGTATTTGGTGAAGATAATGTTGTTAAAGCAGATAGTGATGCTGTATTAGCAAGCGGTGGTCAAGGTAAAAAATATATAAGCAATATTACAAATATGCAAGATAGTATAAAGACACTAGGACGTACTGAGTATGACTTTTTACCTTTATGGATGCGTACACCACAAGTTGCTGGAGAACAAGAAACAGGCTTTATTTTAGCAATTCCTTTGTGTTATTGTAAGCCTGGAAAAAGTAACGAAATAATGATAAATTTAAGAAATAGAACATACGATTTTAAGGATTTAGACATTGAAATTGACAGATATATTATAGATAGCGTTGTAGGTAACTCAAATGACCAATATATACTGTTCGGAAAATATAACTATAATGCATAACACTGATAAATATGTGTAGGAGAATAAGATATGGCCATTAATATAAGTAGTTCGAATATTGCATCAATTGATGCAGATTACCCTCGAGCAGGACAAGATAACGATTCGCAAGGTTTTAGAGATAATTTTACTAAAATCAAAACAGAATTAACTAATGCACAAGCAGACTTAACAGCATTAGATACAAACGCAGTTAAGAATAACGATGCAATTACTAACATGCAAGGTAATACTATTAACAATGTAGTAATTACACAAGGTTCGCAAAAGTTTTATAGCGGCGGTGTACTAAGTTCAGCAGGTGTTAGACCAGTTAGTTATGAAATAGCAACATATCATTCTTATACAATTAATAGTACAGGCATTACACTACAACTTGCAGATTGGCCAGCAAGCGGCAAATATGCTGAAGTACTAGTAGAACTACGTGGACGCGGTGTAGCAGACCCAGTAACATTTGATACAGAAAACAGTGGTTCAATTAAAGTAGCAACAGGCTTTGCACATCCAGCAACTATTGACAGCAACGTTCATCCATATATCTATAGATTCTGGACTATCGATGGCGGGCAAACAGTTTACGGAGAGTACAAAGGTGAGTTCAATACCGTCCTTTAATCCATTAGTACAAAGTTTTGACTTATTGTCTGACAACGAATTAGAAGAAAAAATTCTTACGTTAAACAAAAAATTCTGGATGACTCAGAATCCACAAGTAAAAGAACAAATCACAGCCATCCTTGATATGTATAAAGTAGAGATGGAAGGCCGTAGAGCCAAACCAAAAAATAATAGCCAAGATGGCGATAATTCTCTTGACAATCTGATCAATATCAGTTAAAATACATGTATGCTTATGAAAACAGACTCTCTCGGTATCCCGCGATTTACAAATAAAGATCTTATTGATATGATCTACACAGGTCATGCTGACAAATGTCACGTGGTATTATGTGAGCCGTCAGATGATGTAGACCAGTTTAACAAAGCAATGGAAGAACAAGGCTTTGATAAACTACAAAAGTATATTCCATTAGATGTAGATCAACAAACTTTTGACGGTGTATGTCAAAGTGAATGGTTTATGCCTAATGAATACAAAGACATTAATGTATATGAATATGTACTAGGCAAAGCAAAAACACCATGCCCACAACACGTACAAGATCGTATATGGGAAGAAATGGAAGCATATGGCGAACGTGATATGCACAATCTATTACGCTACATGATATATCTTGTAGACTTTATGCGAGAAAACAACATTGTGTGGGGTGTAGGCAGAGGATCAAGTGTAGCATCGTATGTGCTATACTTAATAGGCGTACATAAGGTAGATTCAATCCAGTTTGACCTGGATTGGAGAGAGTTCCTGAGATAAGTACTAATATAATAAAAGGAGGTATTTTATGCCTGTAAGACAACAACAAAAAAAATCTTACCAAACTTTCCAAGGTAAGAAAATTGATATGGATACGTTGCGTCAGCGTAACGAACTAACTCCAGCAGTAGGTAATGCTCGTGTTAATGCACGTGGTGACCAACTTGGACCGGGTGGAAAAATTGTTAAGAATCGTGATGAAGTATTACGTGATTATTATGATGAGCATCCACAAGCGGCTCCAGACGAACAAGCAACAATTGAACAGCCTGTAGAAAAAGTAACAGAACCTGTTCAAACTAAGGCTCAAAAGAAGTCAGTAGAAAATGCTAAAAAAGCAAAAGCAGTTGAAGCATCAGATACTGAAGATGATTGGGTAGAAGACGCAGACGGCAATTTTGTAAAAAGAGGTGAATAGTGGATACGTTAGCAAAATTTGAAGGTAACCTAACAGCAGTCGGTAATCGAGTACTTGTAAGTGATATGCACTTTGGTGAACAAAAAACTAAAGGTGGAATTATTTTAGGTGACGATGACGGCAATGTTAGAGGCATTTACCCACGTTGGGGTAAAGTACATTCGAAAGGTCCTAGAAACAAGGATCCTTATGAAATTGGTCAATGGGTACTTATAGAACACGGTCGTTGGACACGTGGAGTAACTATGACTAACGAAGGCGAAGAAGAAATTGTATTACGAATGGTTGAATCGGAAAGTATCCTTGCATACGCAGATGAAAAACCAAACGATGTACTAATGAGTGGAAGTAGTGTAGGCGACTATGCTCCGGACGCAGTTGACCCTAGCGGGTTTGTAAACGCAACATAAGAGGCTAAATTGGAAAACGTAGATCTAAATAAGTACAAAGATTTTGTACAAGAAGTAACTTCATTACAAAGTAATGAAACAGGTGCTCTAACTTCACAGTTAGAAAAACTTGAAAGAGACAGTGGTGTTAACATGGCACTACTATTAACTGGTTCAATTGGAATGGCCAGTGAAGGAGGCGAATTTGCTGAAATTGTTAAAAAATGTATATTCCAAGGTAAGCCTTTGGATGCAGACACAATTTTTCATGCTAAACGAGAATTGGGTGACATTGCTTGGTACTGGATTAATAGTTGCCGTGCTTTGGGCCTCAACCCTAATGACGTCTTAGCAGAGAATGTAAATAAATTGAAATCACGTTACCCAGGTGGCGAGTTTGATGTTCACTATTCAGAGAATAGAAAAGATGGAGATCTTTAACGACTTTGAATGGTATGACTTCTTAGTTATAGCACTCTTCGCTAAAGTAATGCAAGTTTTAGTAATTCTTACATTAGTAGGTGGTGGTTTTACAACAGCCACTATACTATTTGTAGTATGGGAATTATGGAAAGCATACGAAAGATTTAGAGCAAGAACATGAAATGTAAACAAGGCGACTTTGCTAAGATTATATATTCAGTACGACCAGAGAATATTGGGCGTGTTGTTAAAGTCGTAGATTACATTGGTAAGTTTAAACAAGGAGAACAGTTTAAATTTAGAGATATGCCATGTCAATGTGCTGTAACCGATCACCATTGGTGGATTGAAGCACAAGACTTATCTAGTTTGTTTGGTCCTAGTCCTAGAGCATATATTGCTGATACATGGTTAGAGCCCATTCGTCCAGAACAAGAATTAATTAAAGAAACTGTTGAAGAAGAATTTGAAATATGAAACTTAGTAAAGTAGAACAACAAGGTGTTGCAATATCTAAAGTCAACATGCCAAACCCTCCAAAAGAACAATCGTTCAACATTGAAAAAGAAATTAAAGAAATAAAAGAGATTCTCTCAGAAATACTCCAAAATATTGCAAAAAAGTCTTGACTTTCTTGCTAGTATCCTATATAATAAAGTATATTAGGAGTAGAACATGAAATTACCTGAACAAAAAAATACCGGTATTGGTACAGCAGGTGCGGCAGGTATCGCACTAATGATCCTTCATATCACAAACTATTTAACAGGATGGGCATGGCCTTTGCTATACATCTTTTTAATTTTAGTAGGTATGGGTATGGAAAATAAAAAGAAATAATAGAGGCAAATAAATGAAAGAATTATGGGTAGAAAAGTATCGTCCCAAGACGGTAGACGGTTATGTGTTTAGAGATGACGCACAGCGTAATCAAGTAAACACTTGGATTAAAGATAAAACTATTCCGCATTTGCTGTTTAGTGGTAATGCAGGTATTGGTAAAACAACACTTGCAAAACTTTTGTTTAATGAACTTGAAGTAAATGATTTAGACATACTTGAAATTAATGCAAGTCGTACAAACTCAGTAGATGATGTACGTGATAAGATTGTAAACTTTGTGCAAATGATTCCGTTTGGAGACTTTAAAATTGTATTACTTGATGAAGCCGATTATCTTAGCCCAAACGCTCAAGCGGCACTACGTGGCGTTATGGAAGAATATCACACCACTGCAAGGTTTATTCTTACTTGTAATTACCCCAACCGTGTTATTCCTGCTTTGCACAGTCGTTGTCAAGGTTTTCACATTGCTAAAATAGATCAAACAGAATTTACAGCAAGAGTTGCAGAGATCTTAATTACAGAAGGTGTAACTCCAAACTTAGACACACTTGATACATATGTAAAAGCAACTTATCCAGACTTGCGTAAATGTATTAACACAGTACAAATGAACGTACAGGACAATAGTTTGCTAAAGCCTAATGAAGGTGACACAGGTGAAGCAGACTGGAAACTGGATATGGTTGAATTATTTAAAGCAGGCAAGATTACAGAAGCACGTAAGATGCTATGTGGCGCAGTACGTCCAGAAGAAATGGAAGAAATTTATCGTTGGCTATATGACAACATTGAGTTGTTTGGTAACGAAGAAAAACAAGATAGTGCAGTACTAACTATTAAACAAGGACTAGTAGATCATACACTAGTTGTAGACCCTGAAATTAATTTAGCGGCAACATTGATTAGATTAGCGAGATTGTAATGGAACCAAAAGTAGAATTCGATGGATTTATAGGTATCTTTGAAGATGTATTTGATCCACAATATATTAAAGAACTAATTAAATTTTTTGAATCAAGTTCAGATTTACCAATGGTTCAAAAACCAAAAGAACAAAAACACAATGTAGATCAAGATGCTATCTTTCTTAACAATCCTGATACTATACAATATGTACGCAAATATTATACAGAATACTTTTTTCAAGTTCTTTGGGAAAAAGTAATTCCTTTATATCAAGATAACTTTAGTATTCTAAGCCAGACACCTTTAGCAGGCGAAGAATTGAAAATGAAAAGAATTAAACCAGGCGGCGGATTTCACACTTGGCATTACGAAGGACTAGGCGAATATTCAAAGCGTAAACTTGTTTGTCAATTATATCTTAATGATATTCCTAATGCAGGCGAAACAGAATTTTTATATCAAAATAAACGTGTTAATGCTAAAGAAGGTAGGTTGTTAGTATTTCCAGCAGATTGGACACATACACATAGAGGCAATCCTCCTATTGGAACTTCTAACAAGTATATTATTACAACATGGTTATTTGAAGCACCACAAAAATGACAGAGTATAATTTAAAATATGCAACTGAACGTAAAATTAAACAACGCATGGATATTTTACAAAATTGGATGGAAGAAAACTATCACCTTAAACGTCCAGAAGTTGTAGAGGAACACATTAAAACTGTAACAAAGTTTTGGGGTGTTATGCAAGATGAAGATAAAGACTACATCGAAGGATGTCGTTTTGCTATTGAAAATAAAAGTGATTGGAAAGTATAATGGCTACATCAGAAGAAAAACAAGAATTAGTAGAAGCAATCAAAGGTCCACGCTTTTATCATATTCAACTAAATGGTTACGGCGGTGAAAGTGCGTACATGAGTATTAGTAAGGAAGCACATGACTTTTGGCAACCTGTTTGTGAAAAACATGGTGACAGTGACTTAGTAAGTTATATGGTTAATGACGAGCCAGACGAATGTGAGTTTGAAAATATTGACAGCGTTCTAACTGAAGCAGACTTCCTAACCGGTTATGGCAAAGATGATTACAAGTCTAATTGGCATGAAGCACCGACTGAGTTTGAACACTCGTATGGTGTTGAATGGGGTAGTGCATATATAGTTGTAGATGAAGTTAGTTCAATGGAGTACGATGCAAGACATATTGCCGATGTTATTGAAGGCGAAAATCTTTCAGACCTAGTTCACAAACTTGAAGAAGAAAGTAATTATGAACTTGAACTAACTAATATGGATTGTGCTGATGATGTAGACTATGAATATATTGCACAGATGTATTCAAGTGAAAAGGGCAACTTCTTTGACGGCGTTATTGAAACTGTAGGTGAGTTTGACGCTAAAAAATTAAAGGTACATACAACAGAATACTTGAATGGTGAAGATACTGTTACATCAATTGAGTACGATGGTGTTGAAGTTGATAACAATGGCGGAGATACTAACGGTAAAGGTTACTCTGCAAGTGTTTGGAAGAACTAACAAAAAGGAGCATTATGACATATCTAGTAGTTGATAATTGCGTTAAATGTAAACACATGGACTGCGTAGAAGTATGTCCTGTAGACTGTTTTTACGAAGGTGAAAATATGCTTGTAATTAATCCTGATGAGTGTATTGATTGCGGAGTATGTGAGCCTGAATGTCCTGCAGATGCTATTGTTCCTGATCATACATTAAAAGGTACAGAGTTAGATAAATGGTTTAAAATTAATGCTAAGTATTCTGATCTTTGGCCTGTAGTTACAGCAGTACATGACGACAAACCAACAGCAGAAGAAGCAGAAGAAATGAATGGTGTACCAAATAAGTTTGAAAACCATTTTTCGGAGAAACCAGGAAATGGTGACTAAGAATAAAAAACTAATAAATGATATAGTACGTTTAGACGTATTAAGAGAAGAAATAGAATACTACAAAACCCTGTTGCGAGAACACGACACAGGACATATACTCACAACAATAGGTTTTATTAAAAGACGTATTGAAGATTTAGAAGGGAAAGCGCCATGGCCGCTAGATTAGTAAGTTATAGTAAAGCAACAGATGAATTTGAAGCAGAAGGTTTAACCGATCTACAAGAATTAATTGCATTTTGTGCAAAGGTATCAAATCCTGCCGCACAGATTAACACGGAAACAAGTGAACGTTTAATTAAGTATTTGATTAAACATGCACACTGGTCTCCGCTTGAAATGGTTAATGCAGTAATTGAAATTGAAACAACTCGAGATATTGCACATCAAATTGTACGACATCGTAGTTTTGCATTTCAAGAGTTTTCACAGCGATATGCAAATCCAAATGAAATGGACGAAGTATTTGTTACTAGTGAAGCACGTTTGCAAGATACTAAAAATAGACAGAATTCAATTGAAGTTGATATGGCTAAAGAAGGTATGGCTGAACTTATTGTTGGCTGGGAAGAAAAGCAACAAGACGTAATTTATACAGCAGGTCGAGCATATGACTGGGCTATTAATAATGGAATTGCTAAGGAAGTTGCACGTAAAGTATTGCCGGAAGGCTTAACAAAAACACGTCTATACATGAATGGCACAATACGTAGTTGGGTCCATTACATTGAATTACGCAGTGCAAATGGTACACAAAAAGAACACATGGATGTTGCCGTAGCATGTGCCAAAGTTATTTCGGAAATTTTTCCATTAGTTGAAGAATTGAAAGGGGCATAAAGCCCCCTTCGTTTTAATTTTTATCCGTCCCCATATACCTCAAGAACTTCTTTGACTGCGTTGTGTCTTTCTATATCTCCCTTTGCAAATTGGACTATGTCCAGGTGTGACGTATCGCTGTTTTTTAGTAATTGTGTAAAATTAATCAATCCATTATCACGTATACGATCAGCCTGATTTAAATCGCCTGTAACAGCCATCATTGAGCCTTCTCCTAAACGTGTTAATAACATCTTCATCTGGTTGGGTGTTGCATTTTGCATTTCGTCTGCAAGTATAAAACTATGTTTAAAGGTTCTGCCACGCATATAAGCCAAAGGCGCTATTTCAATAATACCTTCTTCTATCATGCCTTCTATTTCGCGAGCATTAAAATATTCACGTAACACATCAAAAATAGGTCTAGTCCACGGAGCCATTTTTTGCTCTAGTGTACCAGGTAAGTGTCCTAGATCTTCATCAACTGACACTGCTGGTCTGGTGACAATAATCTTATCTACTTTACCTTCTTTAAATAACTTCACCGCTACCTGTACGGCCAACAGAGTTTTACCTGTTCCTGCCGGGCCGATGCCAAAGACTATGTCTTTCGATGGCTCTAACAGTTTAAGCACGTATTGTTCTTGGTTTTTATTGCGGGGAAGTATTGTTACGGATTGTTTTTTCTTTGTAAAAGAATTAAGTTCAACAACATTATTGTTGAAGTTTTTGTGCGAAGTTTTCGCTTTTCTTTTTGCTCCCATTTAGTCCTCCTATTGGGTATGGAGTAGGGTCTTTATGCAGTAGAAGCATTTGCCCTACACTGTATTTACCTAGTTTACCAGGTACCAATAAGACAACTTAACTCATTTAATACGATAAATAACAGTATAAGAATGAAAGAGATTTCAAATGGAAGATATTTACGACTTAGTTAAGAATGTAGAAGGTATATACGAAAGTAATACTGCCTTTGCTGTTCTTAAAGACTTTGAAAGAGTACTAGACGAATTAGACTTATATGTTTACGATAATTGGGAAGATGGCGAATTACTTGCTGGTCCTGAAATTGAAAGGCATTGGGTTAGTTGTTCGTTTATGTGGAACCGCGATAATATGCCTGATCCAATGGGCGGCAAACGTTTATTAGATTATGACTGTAAGGTTTTTTATAAAAAAGATTCTATTACAATTCCAAGAAAGATTCGCAAGCCAGACGATATTCGTCCTGGTACTAAAAAGGGCAAATTAGATCGTAAAGAAATTTGGGTAGTTAAAATTCAAATGCCTAAGAAACTAATTGTTGACATGTATAGTGGTCAACAAGAAATGCAAAACTTTAATACAGAACCAGCAGTTGATGCATCAGCACAAGCACAGCAAGAAATGCAACCAGCAGACGCGGCGGCGGCAGTAGCACCAGCACCTGAGGAAGCAGTATAATGGGATTACGCATTGGTGACTTAAAAGATTGTATTGATCATATTTTTGAAATCGATAGTTTCAAATCAAAGATGGGCGAAGATAAAGATATTGTTACATTAAGTTTTAGTGTAAATGAAAAACATGCCGCTGATGATCTTATGAATTTTATCGAAAAAGGTTATGAGTTTGTACTAGATGCAGATGCTACAGCAGGCGAACAATCAGATGGTACATATAAAGTATTTGTTGAACTAGAACGTAACAGACATATATCTGATAATATTTTAGAAATTACAGACGGTGTTGGTAAATTAGGAAATGTTGATAATTTTAAGTTTCGTTATTACAAGAATTTTAGAAGTAAGCCATTAGACAAAGAAACATTAGAGTCTAACATACCACAAGACCCAAAAGCATACGAGCAAAAAGTTAATGAAAGTAACTTAGATAATTATAAGAATTTTTTTAACAATAGTTACTTAGAAGAAATTGATATGCGTGACAATCAATTACGTCTTAAAAAAGCATATGCAGATCCATTAGTATTTGAATTTCAAGATTACGGATCTAAAGAAGAAATTTTAAACAGGTTAGATGAAAAAATTAATGTAAATGAGTTTGCAGAAATTATATATTTGTGTAAGTACGTAGGTGATTATAATATCACAAAATACGGTGATAAATTAATGTTTGAAAATGCCGATTCTGCACTAGTTCTAAAACGCCTTTAATAAATACCTACATGAATCAGAGTTGTAAAAATTGCGGTCACGGTAAGCATTGTGGCACACCTTTTTATCGACAAACTACCGACTATGATGATCGGGGTTATTCGATAGAAGTGTGTAAATGTTGCAGATGTGACGACTGCGAAAAAGAGGATACAAAATAATGGCTAAAGAACACTTTAAATTTGATTTCGAAGAATGGATGGCAGAAGAGTTAATCCATAGAGAAGACTGGAAAGATTGGTACGAAGCAATGTGTGAAATTCTTCCTTTATGGGAAGTAAACACAGCAGAGCGTGTAGCAATGTTTGTAGCACAGTGTGGACATGAGTCCGGCGGCTTTAGAGTACTAAGTGAAAACTTAAATTATAGCGCCAAAGCACTTAACACAATTTTCCCTAAATATTTTAGGAGGGCAGGACGAGATGCAAACCCATACCATAGAAAACCAGAAGCAATCGCTAATGTCATATATGCAGGTCGTATGGACAATGGCGACACCGACAGCGGAGATGGCTGGCGTTTTAGAGGCGGCGGCATATTACAACTCACTGGTAGATACAACTACACAAAATTCGCAGAAGAAATGGACATGTCTCCAGAAGAAGCAGTAGACTATGTACGCACTAAGAAAGGCGCACTAGACTCAGCATGTTGGTTCTGGGATAGTAATGGTTTAAATAAGTATTGTGATAACATGGACATTGTTGGTGCTACAAAACGTATCAACGGTGGTACAATTGGTTTAGACGATCGTAAGAAACACTACCTACATGCAATGGATGTATTAGGTGGAGATTTTGAAGAACCAGAAACAGATTATAATCAAACAATTAGACAAGGATCACGTGGTCCATTAGTAGCAGAAGTACAAGAGAAACTTAATATTGCTCCTGCTGATGGTATCTTTGGTCCGGGAACTGCACGTATTGTTAAAGAGTGGCAAAGTTCAAATGGACTTACTGCCGACGGTATTGTAGGACCAAAAACGCTGGGAAAGTTACTAGGGTAAATACAAGTATGTTTAGTACAATTAAAATTGCATTGGTTTTTATTATGTTAGCAGGTGCAGGAGGCGGGCTTTTTTATGTCAAGCAACTGCAATCTAACTTAGAAATTGCACGACTTAACAACGCTAAGTTAGAAAGTGCTGTTGAAACAAGTGAAGCAAGTATAGCAACACTTAAAGCAGACAATGCTAGACTAAACGTACTATCCGATCAACTTAATGCAGACTTAACTAAATCAGAGCAGTACGGAGATGAACTTCGTGCTACTCTAAACAAGCACAACTTAACACACTTGGCTAATAAGAAGCCGGGCTTAATAGAAACTAGGACACAAAATGCGACAGATAAACTTTGGGATGATCTCGAGTCTATTACTAGC